CCCTGATGTTATAACTCCTGAAAAGGAAGCACTACCGCTTGCTTGACTTGAATAACCAGTAGTAGTTACAGAACCTGAACCAATTTGTATTTGAATATTGCTTGTGCCATTAGTGGAAACACCATTAAACATTACAGTAATACGCTTAACCCAAGAAGGTATGCTAGTAAAGTCAATGCTTGTTCCACTTGTAGATGCAACGGCAGTTCCACTTACTAATTGACCATAAGCACCAGTAGAAGCTACTGTAAATTTAGTAGTGCCACCAGTTTGTAACTCTAATATCCCTGAGTTATCAGCACTTGATATAAGACCGCTAGAAGTAGGAGTTGCGTTTATTGTAGATGCCATTATGCCCATGTTCCTATACTTGTATTAGCCCCTGATGCCCCTAATGGGGATAATTTAAAGTAGCTTCCGATGGCAGTTGTATATGGTCCAACTGATACACTTGTTGTGTATTGAGGAATAAATGTCCCACTAGCATTAACAGAAACAGTACCTTTAATTAAAATTAATTTAAAAACTGCTGCTGAAGATGCTGCGGCTATTGTAGTTGCGCTTGCAGTTTGTAAAAATCCACCATATATGGCTCCATTGGTTGTGTCGTTAAACGAAGTAATACTTGATTGGGTTTGATAATATTCATAAGCAATATTGTTTAATGTAGCTGTCCCACCAAAGCCTAATTGCAAGTTATGTGAAGATGCTGTAGCTGTTTTTGATATTGCTATTACTGCTTCAAATTCATAAATAGTAGAACCACTTAAAGTTACACCCACTCCAAAAAATGATTGGGCTGATGTTGTTGCAGTACCTACATAAGCAGTATTTAAACGGTAAATTAGTTCGGCAGGTATTAATCCAAAGCTCGATGAAGATACGGCAATATTTCCAGTAATTGCAGGAAGTGTCTGTGTAAAGTTACTAGCTGTAGTAGGCTCGTTGATAGTGACTGAACCACCACCTGTAGAATTAAGAACAATACTCATAGGATTACCCAACGGCTGCCCGAAGGCACAGTTATCGTTACTCCGCCTGAAAGTGTGACAGGTCCTACCGCACTAGCAGAATATCCAGACGGAATAGAGAATGTAGTCCCTACAGTCATGTTATTCATTATTAAACCGTTAGATGCAGCAAACTGGGCTTCAAAAGCTGTATCCGTTTCATCGCCATAAACTGCTTTCTCAGCGGGGTAGGTTACAAAGACATCTTTAGTTCCAGCGGAAAAATTAACCAATGAACCTGAATTAGATGATGCTAAAACGGTGTTTCTAGCTAAAGTTGTGCCAGAGCTTGTATAAGTTCCAATACCTACTTCCCACTCAGCGACAGTCTGTCCTGCAATAGTGTAATAGGTTGTATTGCCGTCTCCAATTACAGAAAAGGATTGGAAGCCTGTACTAGCACCTGCTAAAGTAATCGTCCCCGTACCAGTAGTGGTAGTGGTTTCTTTTACTCTATCTTTAACAACAAGAGCCATTTTTAGTCTCTTATGCTATGCGGATAATAGCGTTACTTGCATCTGCCGTTGGGAACACAATTGTAAACGTACCAGCGGTAGATGTCTTAGCACCGCCAAAGTCGAGTACACAAACGGTAGGATTAGTTAAACCCAAACCAGAAGTTGGAGTGGTGTTATAAATTAATGCACCGTAAGCTGTGATAGTTGCTGATGTAAATGACAAGTCAGCAAAGTCTGTAAACGCTGTAGTGCTTGAAGTTGTCGGAGTTACATTAGTCAGCGTACCACCGCCAGCAGAGTATGTACCAGAAGCCGTTACTTCGTTAGTCGCTGTATATGCAGTCGTAGCAGCAGTAAATGATGCTGAGTTGTCATACATAGCTAACTTGAAAGTATCGCCAGTTGATAATGTAAAATCGTGCGCAGCTTGCAGAATCTGCTGTTTAAAGCTGGTACACATAAAGTTACCTGTAAAAGCCATTTTGGACTCCTATTCGTCTAAAAGTTTAATTAATTCAGGATGACCAGCTTCCCTTAGCTTGTGGGCTAGTGTTACACGATCAAATTTTACTGCCTCATTCATGTAAAAAACCAACACACCACGAATATGATTGCGAAAAGCATTTGCCTGTTCACGAACCAAAGGATGGGATTGGTCTCCTACTTGAATGATTTTATCTAATGCCCGTTCAGCTACCTCTTCTGGAGTAAAGCCCCCGTGGTCTTTAGTAAAGACTTGGATTCCACTAGATTCGCCTAAACCTTGTACGCTAATCATTTTACTGGATACCTCACTTGACCGCTACGATAAGAGTCTTGGCGGTCTTTAGCGTCACCCAACTGTTTGAGTTCTGCCATAGCTCTGCCATAACGCTCTTTGTATACATTAACAACATCGGCATCGGACTTCATAAAGTTAGCCGCCTCTAACAGCGCACCATATAGCAACGCAGAATCAAAGTTATCTCCAAGCCAGCTTGTGCCAGCCGTAACAATTGATTGCGGATAGTAGAAATAGTGCAATTCTGTAGCGTAATTAGCGTTTGGAGTAGGTCCAAGGATGAACGAATTATTGTCAAAAACAGCGTAATACTCTGGTTTTGCATAAAAAGCAGCATCAGTATCTGGGTAAGACTCACGAATAAAGTTCACATCTTTGTTTAAAAGGTAGTGGTATTCATTAGATGTGTTAATTACTGCAAGGCTAAATGTGGCTAACCAATCAGACGGTGTCTGAAGATATTTATTGCCAGATGTCATAGAGCCTGTAACGTTCTTACGGAACGCTGGCATTTGCACTGTATTAAAGATGCTTTGTTCTGCAAGCTGTACAAATCTAGCAATCTGCTCAGCAGACGTAAACGAGCCTACAGTTGCTGGGAAATCATTCTCAGCAAAGCCTTTAATTGCAGCGGTTAATTGCGTATAATTCATTACGCCATTGGTCCTCTAGAGGTAAAACCTTTAGTAGCTGCGCCAGAACCACGTTGCTTCATACCATTAGTTTTGATGTTGTCAGCCGCTGGGTTACCAGCGCTAACACGTTTTGCTGGACCTTGTGGCACTGTGCTATTAGCAGACAGTGTATTTGGATCAACTAATTTTGCTGTGCTTGATTTCATTGGTTTACCATCCATAGTGTGTGGCTCGGCATAGACCTTGGCATCGCCAATTTCTTTACCCATAACTTTTTTAGAGAATTTAGCCATTATCTGCCTCTGCCAGCTTTTTTCTGGTTTGCTACACGAGCTAGGTTACGACCCATTTTCTTCATATCCATAGAGCTAACGCCCATTTTCTTGGTTTTGCCCTTTATTGCAGCAACTGTTGGTCCACTATTACCTAAGTTTTTACCTTCAGTTTTGCCCTTTTTGGCTACGCCATCTGCATCATGTTTAAACATTTTATACTCCTAAGTTGTTGTTACTGTTACGCTACCTACTTGACCCTCTGGTGCCAGATTGTTTGGAGTAAGTCCATCATTAGTAGACCCTCCTACAGGATTCCAGCCCCACTGAAATATTCTACTACCACCACTTGGATACCCTACTCCATCTTCGGTTGTATCGTTTGTTCCGTTAATCTGTAAACCGCTACCACCTGATACTGTATAACTGACATCTGGTCGTGGTTCCCGTACAGCTTGTGGGTCATCTACTGGATACATTCCTAACTGTAACTGTGGCTGATCTGGCTCCCAACATTCAGGACACACTTTAATGTTTACTTGCGTGGTCTTAATTGTTAGTTTTCTAAGCTCTTTTAACTTAAATCTCTGTCCACATCGGTCACATTCGGCAATTGAATGCTTGCCACTACTATATTTATTAGGCATAGAAGGTCGCCCTAGGAACGAACCTAGAAGCAGCTTTCTCTCTGTCCTCTGTAGAAGCCATCAACCATTGTTCTTCGTATTCACTTTTTAAAAATTGCATTCTTGGTAACGCATCTGGTAACTTCTGCGACAAATAAAACGCTAATCCCGCCACCATACAAGGCAATAGACGGAAAGGAATATCTGGTTCTACCGTGCCATTAGTGCCAGCGTCTTGAACTCTACGTAGTCTCCAATAGACAAAAGTATACGGACCACCACCTGCGTCTGGTGTTAACCAGAGATTAACAGCAGGTAAGTTTTGAACTGTAATAGCCGCAGCAGAAGTGTGTGCCGCAGCAGTCGTGCCGTTCTGCCCACGGTTTACATTAATTAGATTGTTATCCGTTACATTGGAGTAACTAATGGTTTCGTTGTCAATCTTAATAAAACCTGTAGTTGGTAGGTAACTAGCGTTAGAAACTGGAATAGTTGTAGCTGTTGAAGTAATTGTACTGGCTAGGGTTGCTAAAGACGTATTAGTCTGACCAGACTGGCGGTTAAACCACATCTGAATAGGACGACCTTCTGCCAATTTATTGGGGATTGTTGCCCAAGTAGACTCTGAAATACGAGTAATATTAATATCAGTCTGATTACTTTGCACACCATTATTTTGACGAATAACAGCATCTAAGATGTCGATGGTATCCACAGGCATTGGGTATAAACCTTGTCCTGTAGTTAAAAGAATCTGACCTTGTTCAATAGTCCATAGATTAATACCACGATTAGCCCACTCTACAGTCAATAGATTTAAAGACCTACGTGCAGTACGCATATCGTAACCAGTACGCAACTCTATACCACAACGCTCAAAAGCCTCTTCAATAAGGTTATTAAGGTCTAAATTAAAGGTAGTTGAACCAGATGTGCTCATATCTTCCTAAACTGTTTTACTTTTGCTTTTACTTTTGCTGGCTGCGGGACAAACTGTTTTCCCGCTGCTTTCCCCGCCCGCTTTGCTTTTGTCGTTGCTGCGTACTCTTGCGGGCTTAATGACTCGATTGCTTTTTTTGGCAGGTATCTCTCGCCTGTTTCGGACGACTTTTTCCCCGACTTGGTTGTCCACTTCTGGTCTCCCCAAGCTTTTAAAGATTGCTGCGATGCGGCTAAACCACCACCAGCAAGTTTTTTCTTCTTGCTGGCGCAATGGGCTTTCTCCGAGAACCCCTTTGGGCTGTCGCAGTTGATCGACTTTTTGCGTTTGTCTGACCATTTCACTTATAGCCCCCACCAGCCGCTTTATATTTTTTAGCCATTAATTGTGCTTTACGAGCTGACCATTGTCCTGCGCCAGTACCCTGTACCGCAGCAGCTTTAACACTATTAAAGATTCTTTTACGCAACTCAGGCTTGGTATAGTTACCTGCCTCATTTACTTTTGACTTAGTTGCACCGCCTTTAGAATACGATGCAGTCTTAGCTGCATTAGCAAAATCGCTTTTTTTAGGTGCACCTTTGTCTCCTACGCTTTTCATCTTTTCGCCTGAACCCGCAGCGATACGTTTTTTCTTCGCAGCGATATTAGCATAAAGTCCACCACCAGCGTACATTTCCACGTCTTCTGGATTATCTTTGCGCTTGATTGTTTTCTTGCCAGGCATCTTAAAAGGGTTTATATCACCCATACCACGACTAGGTCTCATGCTCTTGTCTTTCCACGAATTGCACAACCATCAGCACGTCTAGAAGCCATGCCGCCAGACTTCATATTTTTGGTTGAAAACGCTTTCTCAACTATTGCAACACGTTGAGGCTTAGTGGTAACTTTGCTAACAATCTTTTGACGCTCTGACTTAGTTCTGCCCTTGTCATAAAAGCCAGCTTTTTTCATATCTGTTTTAGATACTGTACCGCCACGTTTAAACGCACCAGAACCACCGTCATCAACCATATCGTCTGCTTGTTTTTTGACTGGAATCTTTTTACCAGATTTATTAGTTGCTTCTTTAACACCCATATCTTCAGATGATTTATTGAATTTTGGCGTACCTTGTTTAACAGGAATGTCTTTACCTTTAACGGATACAGTTCTAGTAGGTTTTAAAGCATCTAAAGCTTCAGATGGGTTAAACCCTTCCTCGGCTCTACGGGTAGCATTTTGAGTTGCTGCACGTTTTGCAAGCATACCAGTTGTTTTTCTAAGCACAGCCTTAAGAGCACCAGCTGGATTAAAGTAATCTTCTGGATGTACTTTTATTAAACCTTGCTTTTGAGTCAACTCTTCCATGCGCTTTCTTTCTGCATCCATATCTACTTTAGGTGCCGCAGGAGTGGTAACAGGTTTAGGGGTAGAAACAACTGGTTTAGGATTGGAAATTGAAGTTTTGCTGGCTGCGTTAAACGGGTCTAAATCATTGGAGGTTTCTTTTTTGGTTGCTCCGTATGGATCGTTATCGTCAGACGTTTCTTTAGTTGAGGCTGGCGCATTAGGATGAGCCGAGCGCATACGAGCCAAGATATACGGATCTGTACGATCAGCGCCACCTAGCCATTTGTCTTGCTCAGGGGTAAAACCACCCTCAGAAAACTTGCGCATTTTCTTTTTCATCTTAGCAAGCTCCGCCAGACTTCATAGTAACCATCTTGCCTTTGGTATGACCCTTAGATACACAGCCATCAGCACGGGTTACGCCACCCTTAGCCATGCCATGCATTTTCTTTTCATGACCTTTAACGGCTTTAGCAGCCACTTTTTTCATCATTGGCATATCTTTTTTAATATCCGAATGAGCCATGCCACCTTTTTTATATCCTTTAACATCTTTGCGAGCTTGCATTTGTGCTTCGTCATCCATGCTAGTCATTTTATTAGTTCCAAAAACATTTTTACCTACAGAGCGTAATTTATCTCCGACTGTGTCTTCAAATTTACGCATTTTATAACCAATTGGATTGGTATCTTGAGGATCTACCTTTAATTCACGCTCATAATCCGCAACAGCGCTTTTGTAAACTTTTTGAGCCATAGCTTCTTTTTTAGCCTGTGCTTTTCCCTCACGTTCTATTCTTTTATTTTCAATTTCTTTTTGGTTTTCTTCTCTAAAACTTGGATTAGAAACACCACCTGTTTGAAATTTACGCATCTTTTTCATGTTAACAAGCCTTTCCGCCCTTAGTCATTTTAATCATCGTACCTTTAGTTTTACCTTTAGACTCGATACCACCACCTTTAGCATACATACCACCACCCATCATTTTTTTAGCTTTACCGCTTTTTTTTATGGGCATTTCTTTGTTAGCCATGCCGCCTTTTTTCATATATCCCATTTTGTTTCTTACTTCGGTTGGTAGTTTAGCTAAACCTGGATTGCTCTCAGCATCGGTTTCTTTTAAGCCGCCTTCTTTAAATTTACGACCCTTATCTGCCTTCATATAATCTTCTCCTACAGATTTAGACACGCCAACTTTTTTGGCAAATTTGGGGTTGTTGGCTATAGCAGCCATAAACCCGTGTTGTTTTTTAGAGACACTTGGCATTATTTACTTTCGAATAAGCTCGTCAATTTTGTTTTCAAGCTTGTTAAACCTTGCGTCCATATGTTCAACAATGCGATCCACTTCTGCTTTAGTAACATTATCACGGGCAACCTCTTCTCTTGTTTTGTTTAATAAAATATCAATGCGTTTTAAATCATTAAATTTTTCGTGCATCATATATCCAATTAGGGCAACAAATATAGTTAACCCGCCTGTCCAGAGTTCCATCATATTTAGCATTTCCACCTCGCTAAAGAGGCAGCCTTTCTGGTTGGTTTGCCTTTTTCGTCCTTCATTGGACCTGGCATCCCAGACATACGGGCGCAGAATGATTTTTTACGAGCGCCACCTTCGGGCTGTGGAGCCTTTAGATTCGAGCCAGTAGCTTTATTATATTTAGCACGACCTTTGGCGGTAAGCCCAGCGCCCTTAGATACAGGCAACTTTTCACCACGACCAATCGCAAGAGAGGGACCTTTTTTCTTAGCCATAGAACACTGTTACCGTCATACCTGCTGGGGTTGTAGCATAAATTCCGCTATTGCAAAGGATACCTTCACCAGGAACTACTACGTTAACTGTGCCAGCAACAGCAGGAGCTACAAAACTAAATAGCGTTGTGCCACCAGAACCATCTTTTAAAGTCATAGTTCCACCCGCAGCTGGGACAGAAACTAACAAGCCTTTAATACGAGCTGGTCCAGCACCAGAACCTAGCACTGTGCCTGTAACCATATACTTTAATGCAGCAATTGCGTAGATCTGTACAAATGTGCCTGCAACACCACCAGTAGTTGTGCCGTTAAAGTTAATAAAGTCATCACTTGCGCCAGCTACAAAACCTACGGCAGCACCAGAAGTGTCAGTGTCGATTGACAATACAGAACCTACATACTTATCTGTGCCATCAGTACCAATCTTCAAGGAAGAAGTAGAGATTGTGGTTGGAACCCAAATGGTGTACACAACGCCTTCATTGTTAGCTGTGCTTGGATCTTGACCAGGACCAGAAGTGGTTGGGTTTGCAGATGCGTTAATGGTTGGTAAAGTTAAAGTTAAAGCAGCCGCTAAAGAACCACCTATAGAGATAATACGTCCACCATGAGCCTCTGGGCTTAGGGTAGTGCTGGTTGTAATTTCAACAATAGTAGCTGGACCTTGTTGATAAATGCCACCTAATGAGCGAAGTGGACCTTGGAATGTGGTACGTGCCATATTAATACTCCATACAAAGTAAGCTTATTAATCGTGTATGCGTCTGCTGGGACAGTTTAATAAGCTGGTTTTCCCAGTTTCTACTATCTTACTACTTTTTTAAATATATGCAAGTGTTTAAACAAAGAAAAACCCCGCTTTGTGGGCGGGGTCTTATTGCTGCTCTGGGGCTAATTAAGCACCAGGTGATCCAAACATTCCTAGTGGATCTGAGAATCCAAAAGAATAACGCTCACGAGACTTGTAACGAACGTTACCAGTATCAAAGTCACCGTCCATCGAGTTGCTCAAAGGAGTACGAACAAAATGCTTCATACCATTTGGAACATCGGTGCAGATGAAGTAAGCATTAGTGTCGGTCAGGTAGTTATTTACTGTATAACCATCTGGGATCGAACCGTTGTTTACGATAGCGTTGATGTCGTTATCGGCTGTACCAACACGCAATTGAGTTTCGAGCAAACGAGTTGCAACGAACTGTAGTGCAGGTGGAACAATCAATTTCTTAGGTTTAGCAGCGATTAACAAGCCACGCTCGTCTGTCCAAGCAGCAATCTGAATAACTGCGGCTTCCAAAGAAGTCTCATTCAAATCGGCAGGGGTAGATTGAGTGTTGCTGTTTACACCACCAGAAACTAATGGGTGTGATGTGCTAAATAGAGCCACACCGTCACCACCAGCGTTTACACCAGCAGTAAAGCCATTGTTTAATACAGCGGCTGCTTTAGTCTGTTTGGTGTATGCCATAGCACGAGCCAAAGCCTTTGTATAGCGAGCTGATAAAGAATCGTAGAGGTTATCTTCGATTGCTTCTTCAGTTAAGCTAAAGCCAAGGGCGATAGTTTCGTGGTTATAGCGAGCTGTGAAAGCCTCTTGAGCATTGTCATAAGCGATGGCAGAGCCTTCGTTTTTGACAGGAGCGGCAGAGAAGCCAGACAGTTTTGTTTCTTCTTCGAACGAACGCTCAGAGGTCTCAGTTGTATAGATCTCTTTATGTTGTTCACCATATGTTGCATACTCAAGTCCGAACAATGCGTTCAATCCTGGGAGCAACTCTTTCAGTAGTTGTGCACGTGAAATAGCCATTTATATGCTCCTTATATGCCAGTTGAGTTGTTGTACTGATGCATTGTGGCGTTAATCTTGACGATAAACTCAACAAATGTATCGGTGCCAGTTGCTGTATCTCTTACCACATCGATAATGCGGATAGGTAGAGTATTGGTAGTAGCTTGCGTACCTTCATCAATTGCTACTTTGGAGTTACCAGTAGTGGTAGATCCAGAGTTTTGAATCAGGGCAATGTTATTACCAATAGCAGAAATGCCCATTCCAGCAACAGTTGTGCCTGAAGAGCAAGAAACTACTTGGAACAGTGTGTCAGGATCATCTGCAACGACTGCAAAAATCTTTGTTCCAGACTTGATTGACTGACTTGCTGGGTAGAACTGTTGTTGCTGTACTTGACCAGTGGATGAATTGGTAAAACTAACACCTAAAAATACACCACAAGGTGTAGCTGTAGTTGTGCCAGTATCTTTCTCAATTGTTCCATCTGCTACACGTTTTACTAAATCGCCATAAAAAATGCTTGTAGCATAGCCACTTGCAATTTCCATCGGGCGGGTTGCTCCCGCAAAGACTTGACCACCAATTAAATTGACTGGTTTTAGTCCATACGGAGCGTCTACAGTAGGATAAGCCATAATAAACTCCTAAATTAAATTAACTAACCTTGCCAAGAGATGTTGTAGATTTTCTCTCACTAAAGAGAGGCATCCTTGGATCACTTTGGCGCATAAGATTACTGTCTACAGCTTCCATTTGGTTTTCGGCTTGCTTTTGGTAATGTGCATTACGTTGTTCAACGAATTCTTCTGGAGTCTTGCAAAGCAATAATCCGCCAATCTCAATTTGGTCTTTGTAACGACTATTGGGATCAACTAGCAGCTGCATTTCTGGTTGCTCTTCAATCGGTACAGGCTCCCATTTTTCTCTCAATTTCGCAGAGAGATTACGGGGGTCAGCTGCGCCAAGTGTTGAAACTCGTACCCAATGATATTTATATCCAGGAATCTTTACAGGCTCTGGAAGTAACTCTGCTGGTGCCCACTGCTGAAGGCGCTCGCTTTTATCACGGGTTTCTACTTCACGGTCAGTTCTTTTCGTAGTCATTTTAGATTTCCTTTATTAGTTCACGGGCGTATTGTTCATTTGTTAGTCCTAACTTCTTGGCAATTGATTGCTGGGAAGTTGTTAGGCGCACCTTTTTCGAAGATGTGCTGCGACTAGCTGAAGCTACAACAGTACTAGGTTTCGATCTAGTCTGCGGTTTTTCGTCATCTACGTCCTCGAAATTCTCAGGGAATCTCTTACGCATTGTTTCGTCAATACGTTTGTAATACTCATCGGTAGTGGCATAAGCCATACCGTTTTGTTTAACAAGCTTTTCATGCAATCCCAAGGCTAAACTGGTCATTTCGTCATCTTGACCAAACCAAGAGTTTTTTTCTTGCCAACTTTGGGCTTTCGTATCCCGCATTGGCTGTTGCACTGGCTGTTGTGGTATTTGTACATCATTTTCCCGCTCTTGTAAAGCCCTTCTTTGATTTAAGTTTTGAGTAGCGTCAAAAACCCTATCTAACTTAATCTTAGCGGAGGTCATTTTGTCCTGAGCGTCAACTAATTTATCGCCATCTCCCGCCTCATAAGCGTCTCGATATTCTTTTTTAGCCAAAATCAGTTCTTGCTCTGCACTCGTTTTAAAGGAGTCTACAGCCATTGATTCTGAAGAATTAACTTTGCCTTTGAGGGCTTTATTTTCTTCATAAAGCTTCTTAGCAACATCAATTGCTTCTTGACGTTCCCGCTCTGCAGCATCTTTTAGTCTGCGCTCGTCATGGTAAATCTTGCGAAAGCCAGCAATCTTCTTCTTTGCTTCCACAGAATACTCATCAAGCTCATCCCGCTCCAAAGATTCTATGAACTCTGGGTCAGAAGGAATCTTGTTGCGATCTTCTGGTGGGGTGTCGTCTTCAACTTCAACTTCAAACTCGTCTTCTTTGTCAGTGTCTACTGACTTTACTTCTTCTTCATCGGCAAACTTTTGGTTTTCCATTCGTATATTCCTTATGTTCGTTTACTTGCGTTTAATACCACGGGGGTCATCTACTACGCCTTCCACAGAATCATCGTTGATCATGCGGAATTCACGTCCATGAATGACTAAACGGCTACCAGCATAGGGTTTAACAAGGACAAAGTCGCCCTGTTTACACCAAGCACCGCTAGGAAAGCGAGCTTTATCTGCATAGCAATCTGGTCCTAAACTAACTACAAACAGCACAGTGGTTAGAGTTTCTTCAATCCGAATTGTTTCGTCTGCTTTTGCGATACCGCTTTGAAACTCTTTTTCCTGCTCTGGAATAGCGCATAAAATGCGATAACCAGAGGGTTTAGGAAGCTGTGTTGCCTTTGCTTCGTCTGACTTATCAAGCAGATTCGTAAGATCTACTGCTTTTCCTAAGTCGATTTGATTACTCATCCGAGTTCTCCATTCTGTCTTTGAGGTCTAATACGTATCCACGAGCAATGAGCAGACCTCGGATCTCACCACACGATTTTTTGTAATCCTCAAATTTTTCGTAATTTCCAAGGATTACTGCATCTTTAAGTTGGGTAATTTTTTCGTCAAATTGCTTAACCAACAGTTCTAATTCGGTCATTTTTAATTATTCCCCTTGTTAGAGTTGTTTCTTGCGTTCATTTCAGCAGCTATTAGCTGTGCGGCTATTTGACCCTTCTGAGCATCTATTTGTTGCTTCTTATGAGCCATATCTACGCCCAGTTTTGTGCCATCAAACTCAGATTTACGATCTAAAGCAGTCCTATCCTTCTCAATACTGACTCCGAGGCGAGTACCATCAATTTCTAGCTGACCTTCTACCCGTTGGCGCTCGATAGCTAACTGCTCTACTCTTAATTGAGCATCCACTTGGTCTTTTTGAGCCTTGCGTTGCTGTTCTTGAGCTTTAATTTGGATTTCTTGCATCTGCATTTGGACAATAGGATCTTCCGCCTGTTGTTGAGCTTGCTGTTGAGCAGCCTGCGCCTGATTTTGTTGCAACAATTGAGATGAAGCTTGTGCCACCAGACGTGAAATTTGAATTTCATAGTCCTCTGGGAGGGCATCTTGGTCTTCGTCCTTCATATAAGGCAATGGAGCACCTAGTTGTTGCTCGATCATCTGGCGGTACTTGAACCCAAAGTGTTCTGCAATGTGTGCTTGGAGTGCCGCAGTCATCTGTTGAGCTAATGGATTCTGTCCAATCACTGCCGCAGTGGTCGGATCTTGCAAGAAGTTAGTGTGCGCTGCAATATGAGCGTCTTGATCTTGGTACATAAACGCTTTTAATGGCTTCTGGCTCAAGACATCCATGTTTTCGGTAATTGGATCCTTTGGTTTCTTGTCTTCTTCCAATGGAATGAGCTTCTGAGCGTTGCGAATTCCCAACACATCGAGCATTTGGCGGTGCAACTGGGGCATATTGTAAATTTGTGGGGCACCTTGAGCTAACTGAAGCACGGCTTGGTACTGAACAATTTTCTGCGCCATCGTTGCAGCGTTAGGATCAGACACAGGAATAACTGTAACAAGTGAATAGTCTGATTTTTTAGCTCTTGGGCGACCATCTACAGGCTCATAATCATATTCTTCTGGGGTGTAGTCCCGAATAATGTCTTTTAACAGACGTAATTCCTGTTTCATTGAGTAATGAACACGGGCTTGTACCGCACTCATGACCGGCAGGGTCATTAAGTTATCTTTAATGGCTCCGCTAGGCACGTCCACATCACGGAACTCGCCTGGTGCTATCGGGGTGTCGTCACCTTTGACACGCAATCCACGGGTCTTAAAGCCGCCTGGCAAGTTGCTAAGGGTTCCTGCGTCAACGAGCTGACGAATAAGAGACGTTCCAGACTTTGCAAAGGCGCCCACAAGATGAATGAGACCAAAGCAATAAAAGCCAAAGCCAGGCACGTAGCCATAATGCACGAAGTGTTGCCGTTTTTGCTTAGTTTCATCTTCTGGTCTCCAGTTACGTCTAATAGACAGGATCTCTTGGGTGCCTTTTTCCATAGTGACTACGTATGGAAGAGCTATTCCTGTTGGTTCTCCGTCTTCATCTACGTCCTCGTAACCTGGCAAATCTAGACTGACATGAATCTCAAGCAGTTTAAACCTGTCGTCTGAGGTGGCTCTGAAGCCCATCTTTTCCGCAATTTTCTTTTCTACTTCATCTAAAACGCCAGTAGGCTCATCTAGATCAACGTCTCGGTAGAAACCCTCATACTGCAAACGCTTAAGTTCATTTTGGGTTTTCCGCATGACGTGAGTGACACGAGGGGCTTGCTCTAGACTTGATGCACCGTAAGGAACTACGATGTCTTCTGCTGGCACAAACATGGATACCTGACGGTTTAGGGCAGGATCAAAATACACCTTCTTAAATGCGTTGCCTGAAAGACCCAATCCCCAGATCATTCTTTCATGTTCAGGTCGGAATTCCTGCATTACATCGGTTAATTCATAGTTCATGTCATCTTGGACACGAGTGGCGGCTTCTTTCTTCTCTACGGTCTCTTTACCAATAATCAGTGTTTTAACAGGACCAGCCGCAGGAAAAGTTTCCATAATGGTTTCGGCTTGGAACTTGACTAAAGCTTCAGACAGGAGTGGGTGGTAGACACCACAGGCTCCTTCCCAAGGTTCAGACCGCTCTTCAATCTTCATTCCCAGTAGCTCTAGTCCGTCTACGTAGGTCTGAATCCAATCTTTACGGGCGCTGATGTCTTCGTCAAAATCCCCTATTAAATCCCCTGCAATCTCCGTAAGCTCACTTTCGCTTAGATACTCAGCTAAGTTGTCATCAAAATCATCATCTGAGTCTTCTTTGCCAAACTCAATTTCTAAATCGCCTATCCCAATTTTTACGGACTCTGGGTCTTCAATCTCAATTTCAATTGCTGGCTCTTCTGTTAATGAGTCTATCCCTACAGGGGCTTGATAAAGACTTTTTTCAATTGACATAATCTATCCTTAGTAATACGCAACTTTTTTTCTTGGCAAATCATAATCAGGCTCATCCGAATTAATACGGATAAACCCGCCTTGTCGGAACCTTAAGAGGGCTTGGGACGTTGAGTCCACTAAGTCGTCATGGTCTCCATTAGGAAAAGAAGCACATTCTTCCATTACTTCCTCCGCCCATCTGGTATTGGGACACCATACAAACCCTGATGCAAATAAGTCTGAGATGGCGTTTACACGGGCTATCTTATCACTTCCTTTGCCTGGTGTATATTCCTGAAGCGGGATTCCCATCCGCCTCATTTCATAAATTAATGGCGCACCCGCAGCCTTTTTCTCAATAATTAAAGTGTGGGGTTCATATTCTTTGTAAAGCTCGAATGCTTTAGCTTTTAATTCAGGGAACTCCATACGTTCTTTAAATGCATCCAGCAAGATAATATGAGCTAATTCCCGCCCTTCTGAATCGGTTTTATGGAATATTCCCCACGTGGTACAGGCGGAGTAGTCGGCACGGTTATTCTTCTCAAAAGCGGTATCCCATGACTGAATGATGTAATCGCAGTGTGGAGGCTCGTCATCATCCCAGATCTTCCACATTTCCCGCTTGATAATTGCGCCCTCTTCTGAGGTCGGATTCTGCTGATACTGGGCTTCCCACTTAGAAACAGGTATCTCTGCCTTGATTGCTTCTAGTTCGGTCTGCTTCCAAAACTGGGGCCAAAGCGGCTTTCCTGAAGGCATGATTGCAGGGAATTCAATTACTTCCCACTCGTCACCCTCCCGTTTAATCGAGTTGGCAATGATCTGCCCTGTTAAGTCTCGCTTAGACCAGCGGGTCATCACAATCACAATAGCCCCACCTGGCTGAAGTCGTTGGCGTGGACCTGATGAATACCACTCATAAACCCTGTCGTAGACCTCTGGGTTTCCCTGCATGGCTTCTTGCTCGCTGTGAGGGTCGTCAATGATTAAAACGTCTGCACCCTTACCTGTGACGGCACCGCCAACACCAATCGCAAAATAATCACCGCCCTTGTCTGTATTCCAACGACCTGCCGCCTTGGAATCAGAAGAAAGCTTGGTAGGTGGTGCTTGCCTGGTATAAACGCAGCCCACATACTGTTAACGAAGGAAAGGAAATGCTCCTTACAACGCTCCTTTTGGTCTTCTTGAAGGATGACCTTGATCTTCGGGATCTCAGGAGAGTCCTTGGGCAGAGTGTCTAGTAGACCCCTGTAACGCTGTAACTCCGCAGTGCTTAGTAGACTCAAAGCGCAGTCATCTTCTCAACGGTTCTATCGATTGGAACGAGGGAGCGGATCTTATTGGGTTGCACCTTTAAGAGTCCTCTGTCCTTGAGGTCGTGAATGATGCGGTGGATATTAGACTTACTCTTCAATTTAAGACCTGTAGCTATATCAGCATAACTAGGGGAAAACCCTCGGTACTTAATAAAGTCTTCTATGAAGTGCAGAACCTCCATTTGTCTTTCGGTCATAGCGGCATATAGTCCAAATAAACGGGAGTGGACTCTCCCATATAGGCTCCAAGAATATTAAACTCGTAGTACTCAAAAGCTTCTTCGTAGTTCATATCCCGCATTAGTATCTGAATAATCTTATTGCGGTCATAACAGACCGCTAGTAGACCAGCACGTTCAACCACCCCTAGGATAGCTTCATCGAAACCATCGATAGTCAACAGATCAGGATGCTCCTCCGTAATGCTCATTTGAGCAGCTCCACGGCTTTTCTGACACTTGCTATAGCACTAGTCATCTCCGCCCTTTCTTGACCCCTTAGCTCGGCTTGTAGAGCCATCATAGAAAGCACGAGACTCTTGAGCTTCTCAATCAATGCCGTATTCTTCACTTCTTGCTCCTGTTTAAACGTTCGTGGTATGTTACCACATTGCTAAAAAAATATATATAGGGGGGTGGGGGGTGTTTCACGTGAAACATAAGGGGGGGTTCGTATTGGATGGTATTGTTTGTGTGGATTC